GTTAAACCTCCCGCACCTACTGGGGTTGCGACATCTACAGAGCATTTATTACTTACTTTCCCTTCGAGCCCGAATAAAAACGGAATTTATTATAAAGCCGGAGATCAAACAAACTTCGCTTGGTATAATTGGCTTTACAGCAACTATTATCTTTTAGTTCCTCCTGGTTATTATTATGGTGCTACAGAGACATGGAGTTTCTGGGACGCGGATCAATCTAACCCTGATATACCCTTCAATCCTAGTACAAACCCAAACTTTATACCTACTAGCGGTTGGTCGGAACCCCTTACAATCACACCTATAACCTTTATCAACACCGCCACCACGAACCTAATTACGGCAGGAGCCCAAAACGATTACCCGCAAGGAGCCGAGTTCCCAAGGCAAAGCAACAATTACTTTGGGGATTACAGCGACGATAAAATAACGTGGAATGGGACGCAATGGCAAATTAGGGGAGACAATAACTCCCTTTTGTATTCACTTGCTGCGCTGAACCAGACAGTTGATCGAATCCCATCGATAGGCGTTTGGTACAAACACAGTAATTTTAGCTATAATACATTCTATTTTGTGGGTACATAACAACTTACTTTCACCTTAGGTATTGACAGATCCCAAAGTGAGTTACGATTTCTTTAGCTGTTAGGAATTGGCATGGGCGTATTCGCGGGCCGCCACCGCGTTAGCTAAGACCAAAACAAGCGCGGGCAATAAAAGCTCTGGGATGCCGCCAGGGAAACCAAACATAGGAACTGCCATTACCTTCGGCAATGGGCTTACAGTTTCTTAACTCACTTTTGAAAGGATACTTAATAATATGGCTACGACATATACGAATATCGAGCAGTTGCTTGTTTCTGAGAGCAACCGTATCGGTGACGATATTTATCGCAAAACAGTTGATACGAGCCCCTGGCTCAAATTGGTGAAACAAGATGCTTGGCCGGATGAGATGGGTGACACCGTTTCTGTTCTGGTTTACGAGCGTTCGCTCCCTTACAATACTGACGGGTCGGCTAAGGTTAGCTGGAACTCAGTGTCGCAGAACGGTGCAGCTTATGGCTCATCGGACTTCGCGGCTGGAACCAGCACCCTCAACAATACTGGAAATGACTCGGCTTCAGCTTCGTCATTCCCCGGCCTCTCCGCCAACGGAGTCATTGACTTCGGTCAGACGCTTCGGACTTATGGACTGCAACACGCAGCCCTTGAATCACCGAACATCTCGCTGAACGATCTGCGCTTCCCGACGAAACGGAAAGAACAGCTCGCCAACATCATGCAGATTCTCACCGAATCTACTACTGAAGTTTGGATTCAGCGCTATCGCGATCAGTACATCTCGATCGCTCAGAACAAGATGACCGCCACCACCGACACAACGACTACAACTGGGTTCGATTATACGATCACTGGTGTTGCTCGTAACACGACTGGTTCCACCTCGGTCGGAACCAGCGGCTTCTTGTCGACGGCCGCTGCTACTGGTGCTGGAACTCAGTTGACACAAACCATCCTTGATCGGGTGTATATGGATCTTCTCCGCAATGGAGCAGGTGCAAACGCCTACGATCGGATGAACGGAGCCCCTGTGTTCTTGGCGATTATGTCGCCCGAGACCAGTGACTCCCTAATTCGCGCTAACGCGGATATCCGTCAGGATTTCCGTTGGAGCGATCGGGTTAGCGAATTGCTTGCTCCTCTTGGTGTGCAGCGCAGCTACCGCAACTTCCATCACTTGGTTGATGCGTTTGCTCCTCGCTACAAGATCACAAGCAATGCGTTCGAACGTGTGTTCCCCTTCAAGAAGGTTACAAACGATCTTGGTAACGCCCGCCAAGGCTTCAAGTATGAGCTCAACGCTGACTACTTGAACGCTGCGTGGGAAGATACCATCATCTTTGTTCCCGATGTGTTCACGAGCTTGGTTCCCAAGCCCTTGAGCATCGGTAATGGGATGGAGTTCAACGCACAAAACTATCGTGGTGAGTTCACTTGGAGGAACATCCTCGATCGCGAAAAAAATCCAGATGGCACAGTAGGCTACTTCCGGGCTGTATTCAGCAACGGTGGCAAGCCTATCTTCCCCCATCAGGGCTACGTGATCCGTCACTTGCGCAACACCATCGCCTAATTAGAGAAAGGAGAACATATATATGGCTCTTCCTCTCTCTATTACGACACAAGATCAGGTCCTTGCGGCTCAAGTCCGCAATGTCCTGACTAATGGTGGTGCGTGGACTAACGTTGTTGCTCTTATTGCCGCTACAGGCACTACGGGTAATACTGTTAGTGATGTGACTGCGACCCCTACCCAGACCCTTCTGAATAATAACTTCAAGGTTCTGGCTGACAAAATTAACGAGCTCATTGTTCTCGTTAACCGAGTCAACGCTTAAGTAATTAATGGAGGCTCCTAGGGTTCTATCCCCTAGGGGCCTTCACCTTTTCTTATGCTGGCCAATCAAGTCGTAGTTCCGAAAAGCAAACAAGTCGCTGACGAGACTGGCGCACAAGAAACGCCCGTTTCCAAAGACCTTGTAGTTTTTCCAGTTCCCAACGGTTTTGTTCCCCCCAACGGTGTTCAACCAGGGCAATCTTTTGAAGCTATTGCACGGGTTCAGTACACCAAAGGCCAAATGATTCTCGAAGCGATTGAAGGTAACGAAGTTCGTATGGCTTCCACCATCAAGCGACCAAAGATCCAAAAAGATTCTTCCTTCGAGAATGCAGTTGAAGAGGGGCTTTACGAGGCCGAGACAGGTGGAAGTGCGGGGATGGCTTGATCTGACGGCAGCTATTGCCGAGCAAGCTATTGCGGATCTCGATCTCGCAATATCACCTTGCAAAGCAAAGCGAAAGCCAGATTGGGCGTTCACCCCAGAACACTTCCGTGAGTTCTTTGGGATGACGGAAGACTTGTTTCGGGTATGCGGCTTTCGGCTCAACCCCGAAGCAGTTCGTGATCGACTAAATAAGAGACTAACAAAACTGGATAAAATACATGCCTCGCAAGGAAATAAACGAAATACTAGTAGAGCTAGCCGCCATTAACGGAAAATTGGACGGTATTGCCGATCTTATTAAGAGGCATGACGACCATCTTTCTGGTCACGATGCTAGGCTTCGTCACGTAGAGAAGAATATGAACGTTGCATTTGGGTGGGCTGGTGCGATTGGGTTTTGTGCTTCCGTCGTGGGTACTTGGTTGTGGGAAAAGCTTGGAGTCAAATAACATCGGTTGCGTCTAGACAAAAGTATGTCAAAATCAGCTATGGGCGCCGTAACGATCCTAGCCTGTCTCATTCTTTCTGGTTGCACCACAGTTTCTAGTAAAGGATTACCTAATTTTTCAACTACTGAGGCAAGGTTGGATGCCGCCTCAGCCGTAGCCAACCCCGAGGCCAAGAAGCACATAGAGGCCGCTAGAGAGCAATTAAAAGCCGCTAAAGAGGCTTGCTACGCCAATACTGAGTCTTTGGAGCAGGCGATTAAGGAAAAGAACGAAGCGGTTAAGGACGCAGTTGTTTGGAAGGAGAAACAAAGGAAGGCTTTAAAAGAACTTTGGATCTACCGGGGGGCAATCATTGCCTTGGTTCTTTGGGTCTTCCGTGGGTTTCTTTTTAGTGGGGCTATGGTAATTGCTCGCAAATTTGTGGGGATACCCTGGTGATCAATTGGCTTCGTAGCAACTTCCAAGGGCTATTGGCTCTCGGAGTCGCTATCATCGTATTTTTCTTTCTAGGTCCAATCCTTCAGGGTTTCGACACAACCGCTGGGGTCGTTGACTTGGGTTCGCTCCACGTCCTCGCATTTGGAGCTGTACGATTCCTTTTCTGCACGTTCTTAAGTTGGTCTGTGCTTCAAATGGATTGGAAGATCTTGGATCGTTACGTCGATAGGGGAGTGCTTAAGGACGACTGGAAAGAAGCCTGCCCAAAGACAAGACTGACAATCTTCTCGTTTGTTTTTGGGATCCTCCTGATTGCAGCAATTATTTCATGCAAATAATATATGTTGCGCTTTTTATTGCGTTTCTTACCGACTCTTTGGCTAGCCCAGGAGTTGAGGCGTCGCGGGTTCTCGTCATTGAACAAGCCCGCAAAAGTATCGGCATTCGGGAGAAATCGGGACGCAACGACGGGCCCGTGGTGGACGAGATCCTCGCATCCGTAAACCTTGAAGGCACCAAAGCGCCGTGGTGCGCGGCATTTATCGTGTGGGTTGGTGACAAAGCCTTTGGCTCAACGCTACTCAATCCCTACCCTCGCTCCGCTTGGAGCCCGACATTTCTTACGAAACCAACCTGGGATAGACAGAGGAAGGGAACCCCACTCAAACCCGCCGACGTCTTTGGGATCTGGTTTCACTCGATGGGTCGGGTGGCGCACGTTGGCCTTGTGGAAAAGAGCGAGGGGGATTGGTTAGTGACTATTGAGGGGAATACAAACGGTGGTGGAAGCCGAGACGGGGACGGTGTTTATCGGCGAAGACGACTAGCAGTAAATGTTCTTGGTAGGGGGTGGTTATGAGCCTTCGGATTGGGGCAATCGGCGTTCAGAAGGTAGCAGCAAAGCTTCTTGAACAAGGCTTCCTTGTCAGCACACCTATAATTGACGATGGGTACGATCTAATTACTGATTGGAAAGGGAAGCTGTGCCGAGTTCAGGTTAAAAGCACGATGGGTGCCTCGGATTCAAGGGCTCGCAATAAGCTGAAGTTCTTAGCCGTTCGTGGAGCTGGTTATGGGTATGGGGCATATTTGAAGATTAATAAAGAGAAGATGAAGTACAAACCAAACGTATGTGATGCGTTTGTGTTTTACCATATCCCGCAAGATGCTGTTTTTGCCGTACCTAGCCCCAAGCTTCCAAAAACTAAATCTATTTATTTCTCCCCCAACTCCTCGTGGAGAGACAACTGGGACGTCTTGCGAAATCCGAAAAAAGGATAGAATTCTCACATGGCTTCTACGCAAGAAATACGCATATCTGACGGCCAGCAGGATTGGACTGGGGGGATGGATGGCTCTATTGTCCCTAATTTAGCAAGTAAAGACGTAGTTCTAGCCGCAATAAATTGCACATTTAGAGGAGGGCGCCCGAGAACAAGGCCAGGATATCTGCAAGCCTTTCTCTTAGATGACCCCGAAGCCCTACCGCAAGATGATGGGAGGCCAAGCTCTAGTCGGACTCTTTTTCAAGGTGGTTTAGACTGGAAAGGAGACAAGAGCGGCAATCTGTTCCAGGGCGCTATTCTGTATATTAACAAAAAAGACTCGTACAAGAATTACATTATTGCGGTCTGTTCGGGAAGAGTATTCAAGATTGATCCTATTTCTGGGTATATCCAAAGACTCAAGTATTCGACGAGTAGTGGTTTAAAAGACTTTCGGATGGACGCTGTTCGAAAATGTTACTTTATCCAAGCCGAGAAATATCTCATCATCCAAAACGGCTTAGATCGACCAGCAATATTTGACGGAGAATTCCTGCATCAAGCTGGAACAGGTTCAGTAGATTCTATTGGGCAAATTGCTTCTACTATGCCGACAGGCACTTTAATGGCTTACGGCCAAGGAAGACTATTTGTTACTACGCCAGATAGAACTACTTTCTTTGCTGGTGATATTGTTTTTGGAGGTTCCACAAATCAAGTAGCCATTTCTTCTTCTTTAGTTGGCGCGACTGCTGTCTTCACGACTGCTACAAACCATAATTTCTCTACTGGCGATGTTGTGACTATCTCTGGTCACAGCTCTACACCCGACATAAATGGAACTTGGCGACTAACACGGCTAACCGACACGTCTTTTTCAATCCCTAGTGGCCTCTCAACAGCCGGATCTGGTGGGTTCGTTATTCGAGCTAATGCTGGAGCTGATACTGATTTGCTTCGTTTTACCGAAACCACTTACTTGAGTGAAGGTGGCAGTTTCCAATTTCCATCAGAAATGGGTCGGATTAACGGGATGCTTTTTATGCCGATATCCGACACAGCGACTGGGCAAGGTGATCTCCTTGTTTTTGGAGAGACTGGAGTCGTTTCGTTTGCGGTTTCGATTCCTAGGGATTCTTGGAAAAACACTCCTGGGTTTCAAAGAATAACCTTTTCAAAAATTGGTTCCGTAGCTGAGAAGTTTCTTATTCCAATCAATAACGATATTTATTTTAGAGCGGCTGACGGCGTAAGGAGTTACCGAAATGCTAGAGCCGACCAAGAGTCAACGGGTGAAACTTCCTTTTCTACGCCAGTTGACGTGATCCTAGACTTTGACACCGAGTACATGTACGAGGCAACGTCAGCGGTTTATTTTGACAACCGCCTTATTTTTACTGTGGGCCCAACCCAAAACTACAAGAATGTTGGGGAAAACCCTATTCCAGTTGTCCCGATTACCCATCGAGGGTTTGGGGTCTTTGATTTTAATTCAATGGCAAAGCCCGATTCCGAGTTCAGCCCAATTTGGGACGGGCTTTGGACAGGTCTTAACACAACACAACTTATTGCTGGGCAAATCAATCGAACACCCCGTTGTTTTGCGTTTACGGTAAACCCCACGACTTCTGAAAACGAATTGTGGGAGCTATACCCGTGGGCACTTTATGATTTCACGTTAACTAGTTCAGGCGAAAGGATTCAATCCGCAGTTGAAACAAGGGGCTATGACTTTGGAACCCCCTGGAATCTAAAAAAGTTAATTAGGATGGATTTGTGGATTAGTAACTTTGAAGGGAATACCACGATGAATGTTTGGTATCGCCCAGATGGCTCATCTTGTTGGACGCTCTGGCACTCACTAGAGGTATGCGCACAAAATCAAAGTTGTTTTGCAGATAACCTTACTTGTCTCCCCGATACTACCGCCGCTTACGAAATCGTAAAACAGCCCCTTGTTTCCTTCCTCCAAAGTTCAGGAAAAACAGTTACTCGAGCACAAAAGTGGCAGTTAACCTTTACTGATACCGAGATGCCCGACTATTTTTATATGCGAATTCCAGACACCATTGGTGATGGCAAACCTCCTTTTGGCGTGTCTGGAACTACCAGCTTCTTGCTCAAAGACAGAACTACTACACTTCTTCAGTTCAAGACTCCCTCCTTGCCAGCTAATATGCAAGCAGCGCTACGTGTTGCGGGTTTTACAAACGCTGTTGTCACGCGTTCTTCGGAAAGTGCAAGCGTATTCAATATTGATTTCGGTACTTTCTTAGTAGAAAAACCCGATATTATTCCCGCGGCTTTGACTGAAAACGATTCTTGCGGGGCTTTCTCTCCAACGGACAACAAAACACAATTTCGTTCGCAGATTCGACTTCCGTCACCACCAGATGTTTGCTCAGAAAACACAAAGCAACTCACGAAAGTAGCACAAACATTTCAATTTCGAATCGAGTGGCAGGGAGTACTTGCCCTGTCCAAGGTGCTTGTACATGCGGAAAAGCTTGTAGAACAGACTGGAGGGGGTTGTCCATGAGCGAAAACACTATTTGTACAACAGAAGCCTGCGAGTGCGGGCAGGGGATGTACGATAACATCGTCTACGAAGCAAGTGAGACGATAGATTACCTTGGCTTAGAGGACCTAAGCGCACTAGAAGCTTTGCCTCTAGGAGCAGTTCCAGACGACGGAATCGCTGTGGATGGGCCCTATGAAATTGATGAAGACGGAGACCCAAACACTTCGACTAGGTTACTTGTTTTTCCCGCTGGAGCAGTCTTAAGGATCAACTAATATGCCCGGAACGGAACCCAGCAATTCTCTTAAGATAAGCCAGCTATCAACAGTTGCTGCGCCTGTTCCGCTTACCGCAAAACTACCAGTCGTTATCGGGGGCGCCACCCGAGTTGTTAATCTGTCGTCCTTTCTAAATGCTGTTACTGGCGGCACCATTACCTCCGTGAGTGCTGGGGCAGGCATCAGGCTTGAGCCAAACCCAATTACTTCGACTGGAACAATTTCGTTTTATCTTCCCGGTCTTGTTTTGCCCTTCGCTGGGGCTTCCGCACCCTTCGGCTGGGTGTTTTGTAACGGAGCCAGTTACCCAATAGGTGGGGTTTACGAGGAACTATTCCAAGCAATTTCGTACACTTACGGTGGCTCTGGCAATGTTTTTTCTGTCCCCGATCTTCGGGGTAGATTGCCTTTTGGGAAAGCAGAAAACTCTACTGCTACTAGTCCTCTATCCGTGTTGTCTTTCACCAGTGGGAATTATCATTCGCTTGGATCTACTGGGGGCAGCGAAAACCATCAGCTTACTTCAGGCCAATCGCCTCTAAAAACTCACTTGCATACTGCTTCAGGCACTATGATTGTTTACGGAAGTTGCAACGACACTAATTGTTGGGATGATTCCGATTGCGCACCCCCAGAGTGTTACGGTGACTCTAACGTTCACGGGGAAGTAACCCCTGGGAATCGTCAGTCTTCCTCGTCTTCAACCACAACAACACCGTTGACTGAGGTAGATGCAGCCCTAGCACACAACAATATGCCTCCAGGGCTTGTTCTAAACTACATAATCAAATTATAATTATGGCCTCCTTTCGAATTTCAACGCTAAGGGTAAGCGAAGTTCTTGACGGATCTTCGTTTGTGCCAGCAACTATTACGCAAAACTCCACGTTTTACAGCGATGGAAGTGCCGTGTCTGTGCCTACAACTGTAACCCGAAAACTATCAATCCAAAACCTTAGGACTTGGTTTGATAGCGGTGTTTACAAGCAAATGCGTAGCGGAGTTTCTGTAAAAGTAACACCTGAAAACTTTACTACTTCGGGAACAATTTCTTTCAACGCCCCAGGGTTTACAGCTCTTTACGCTGGTTTGGCAGAACCAAATGGTTGGTACATTTGCAATGGTCGAAGCCTATCCGTTGCTGAGCACCCAGATCTTTTTTCTGTAATCAAATACACCTACGGGGGTTCTGGCGCTAACTTTAATCTCCCGAACCTTTCTGGTAGAACTGTCTTTGGTTTAGACGACATGGGTTCAACCGCAGCGGGTCGAACAACTGTTGAGGGTTCAACAACTCTTGGGGCAATGGCTGGGTTTGCGCAACACACCCTTTTAGATTCGCAAGCTCCCCTGGTTAGTCACACTCATTCTGCTACCGGTACTTTTGCTATTTCGGCAGGGGAAAACAGGACTGGGAATAACGATAACTTAGTTACTGGTGCTCCGAGGAAAAACTTCAACACTAGCTCAGGGGGTTGTTCGAGAACTCTTTCGTTAACCATCGAGGATTCAAGTAATCCTATCAACGCCTCCGAAACCCAACCCCATCCGAACTTGCCCCCCTTTCTCTTACTTAACTGGATTATAAAATACTAATATGGCCAATACCCGAATTACCGAACTACCCGAAGTTGATTCAGCGCAATTGCAAAATGACGCGGGAGGCAATCTTCGCGCTCAAACTACTTTTATTCCCTGCTCAGAAGGTGGAGTAACCAAGAAAATTAAGTTAAGCGACCTATCAACCTATCGATCACCAGGAACTGTTAAAGAAATTAACCCTGGCGCAGATATGGCTGTTACGACAAACGTGCAAAGTGGAATATCGTTTCCATCTTTTACGCTCCCAGGAGCAATTTTTGCTTACCCCGGTTTGGCTCTACCAGATGGCTACCTTTACTGCAATGGGGGTGCGGTATCTCGGGCAACTTACAACAACTTGTTTTTAGCTATCGGTACTGTGTATGGAGCTGGCGATAATCGAAGCTCTTTCAATCTTCCCGATCTTAGGGGGCGTTGTGTTGTGGGGAACGAAACTATGGGGAATGTCGACCCCTCCGGCCGTTTAACAAATACTAGGTTAGGCAACATTAACGCAACAATACTTGGGTCTTCTGGGGGTTTTGAAAACCATACCCTTCAAAATCAAGAGACAGGCTTAAAACTGCATAACCACACCCATTCGCTTTCGGTTAGCTGGGGTGGCGGGGCTGAAAACGGCAATCGATGTAATGGCGGTGAAGGCGGGCAAGCTGGCACTTTTTCTGGGGGCATAGATTTAACTTGGGGTTACGAATTTAACTCGAATGCAACTTCTGACCTTTCTGCCTTACCACATACAAACC